TTTGCCCAGAGTTACGCTGAACTCTTGCGCAGTATTGAATATTAGGCAGATTTGTAGTATCACCTGTTGCCTGTTGTGAAACTGTAGAAGCATTACTTGTTCCAGCCGCGTTTAATTCCCAGCGATCAGCGGTGTAGGCACGTGATCCTGTTGATACTGAAATACTCGTTCCACGTTGGAAAACCTGAAATGCTGAGTTTAGAAATGGGTTCTGTTGAATTGGTGCCTGATAACGCAAGCCCGTTGAAGTGGAACTATCTGCTACAAGTGTCTCGCCATTGTTCCCGACTGCTAAACGATTTACTGTGTCGGCAGCTGTGCCTGCGATCAGGTCACCTTTAGCATCTACAACAGTTTTAGCAACCATTGTGCCCATTGTGGTGTCAATCGCATTGCCTAGTGTGCGGATGGCTAACGCGCCATTCTTTACTAGATCTGTATTGTCTGGCTCTGGCCAGCTATAGATCGGTGATGTTGCCATTTAGTTAAGTGCTCCTGTCGCGTTATTCCAGATAAGTGTAGCATTTGTGGTTGCCCATGTTATTGTGCTAGGCAAAACTGTGTCCCATTGTGTCGTTGATAATGAGAACTCTGTAGCTGAGATATAAAGGGTTATCTCGACATAACTAGGTGTGGCTCTTAAAGCTACATTCTCAACAAAGCCCTCAAAAGTGCCACCAAGCAGGTTGCTCGGCAAGTTGTTGATAAGCACAGGCTGACCGAAATAAACTCCCACAAGGCTGTCAAGCATTGCCGTGGTCATGTCTGGATTATCTAGGCGAAAGGTAATTGCCCCTAATGAGCCTTTAGGCACACGCCTTAGATTTAGCTCTCTATTGGCGATATCCGTGATGTCTGCAAGGTTCTTAATGTTAGAATCGAATGAACGCTCAAACAGGCCGTATGAGGCTATAGAGTCTGCGTCAGAGGTACTGTAGGTTGATCCGTATCCTGTGGCATAACGATAGATAAGGCTGTTACGGATGCGAGCAATCTGAGTTGTTGATTTGATAGAGGATGGTGATGCGAATGAACCATCGAGGAAAGTATAGCCATTTGCTGCGAGAGTGTTAGATCTGTGATCTGCATCGTCATAAGAGACATCTCCGTCTTTCTCCTCGTAAAGCTGACCTAGTGCGCTAGTAGCAATCTGATCTGCAAGAGTCTGTGATTTGGCAGAAGCACTAGCTGCAAGAGCAATCATTGTGTAGAAGCCTGAGTCAATAGTGCCAATGTAGGACTCGGCATCTGCCCATGTCTGAGTTGCAGGATAGGTATCCCATGTCAAGGTAGGTGTTACTTCTGCCCATGAAAGGTTAAGGGCTGACCCTAGAATGGCTGCAATCTGTGCGCCATCCAAGCCTTCTGCAAGTGCTGTGTTATAGACAGCCTTTGTCAGTTTAGCAAGTGCACCAATGCCAAGAATTGTGCCAGTGGTAATGTAGCCAGTCTCTTCTGGGCTTCTGACACCAATGTTAAAGTCTGATACTTCTCCACCGAATACAGTGACATAAGTCCCACTGCCATTTTTTAACTCTAGAGTAATTGGCTCAGTGACATTGATCGTAAAAGCTGCATTGGTAGTGTTGATGATTTCTACTTGGCAGTAACCTGCTGTGGCCTGTCGGTCAATATCTAGACGACCAGATGCAAAAGAGACAGAGGTGACAGTCGTATAGACATCATCACCTACTGTAACTCGCCATTCTGGAAGCCATGTCATACCGCGATAAGTCCTCTAAGTGTACCTCGGTAATTAGCCTCAACCAATACATTCTCAATAGCCTCTGCAATGGCGTTCGGATCACCGATGCCAGTATTCACATTTACAGTAAAGTTAAACTCACGACCATTAGGGCTAATACCTGAAAGCATGCCTGTGTTGGGTGTGTATTCTTTAAGGTTAGGCTGGATCTGAGTAATCACGCCACCAAGAGCAGCAACATTGGCATTAGTTTGAGCGATAGTTGTAGCTGGAGTCATACCAGAAATAGATGATGCTGGCGTGGCTGCTACTGATGCAGTCTTAGAGCCAGTGTTGGCCAAATTGATAAGACCAAGTAAGCGCAAAGCCTCGTTCAAATTAGCAAGATTGATGAGATCTTTAGGCATCAAGGTATCAAGGATAGATTTAATGTCTAAAAGTTTTACATTTTGCTGACCTAAAGCTCCAAGGATTTTAAGGTCTGCATTAAGTTTATTGGTTGCAGCCACAATGGCTGATTCATCCTTTGAGGCAATAGCATCTTCTAAGGCAAGAATTGACTTCTTGACATTCAAGCGAGCTGTGTCATTAGCAATCTGCAAGACCTGTGATGAAGTAGTTGCTTTGCCCAGTTGCTCAGCCTGATTGGTCAGAGCTGCTGCAATCTGGATCTTGTCCATGTCAAAGACATCTGTGGCCTTGTTAAGTGCAAGGTTGGCCTTATCTATAGCAGCTTTAGATTTATCTGTTGCAAGTTGCTTACTCTTAAGGGCCAATAGTTCTTTGTTGCGCTTTACAGCAGCGGCTTCTAACTTAGCCAATGCTTGCTGTTGTTGCACCTGTGTAAGAGTGAGCTTCTTTTCTTCCTTTTTAGCAGGACTTAAAGTAACCCCAGCCTGCTTGCCTGCAAAACCCATGAAGATTTGGCTAGGCAAATTTTTTAGATTTTTAATCAGGTTAGGAATCACACCCAATGCCGAACCTGTGGCTGAGGTAACCTTGGCAATAGCAGTTGCAATAGTCTCTATAGCAAATGCTGCATCACTAGCCTCAGTACCGCCACCAATGCGAGCAAAAGCATCTACTAAACCGCCACCGATAATTTCAGAAGCATTACCAGTAGCAATACCCAATACATTCATCTGATAAGAAGTAGAGCTTAAATAATCCTCGGCTGATCCAGCAGAACGAGCAAGCATGACGCTTAGGATTTCAGAGAATGATTTAGATTGAAGTTCTGCTCTAGTTAATCCAGTATTGTATTTAGCAAGTCCTCTGGTAACTCCTACATAACCTTTAGCCAGGTCGCCTGATACCGTTGCTAAATCAATCCCAGAAGCACGACTAATCTGAATGGCGTTGTTAAGTAATTCTTGAGACTTTGTAAGACTGCCGGTGGTAGTAAGCAAAGATTGAAACGCTGGACGAAGAACATCATCTGCAATGGCAGCTGACTTTTCTAGATTGGCAATGTAATCTGCAATTTGAGGATTAGCAAAGCCTATGCCTAAGTTCTCTACAGCTGTTGTTAATCGTCTTGCTGCTGCTTCATCTGCTGCGAAGGCTTTGACGGAAGCCTTGCCATAAGCAATAATGGCAGAAGTACCATAAGCAAGACCTACAGCACCAGCTAGTTTTTTAACATTGCCCATGAGTTTCTGGGTTGCTGTGTCTGCCTGCTTGAACGCCTTTTTACCAGTGAATTCAGCGGCAATATCAATCTTTACATCGGCTGCCATTACTTGACCTTCAATCTTGATTCTAGTTTGTCTTTAGAACTTTCAATAGCCTTAATGACTGCTGCCTGTGTTCTTCCTTGATCTTCTGCCCAAGCACGAAAGATTGCGCGACCTTTCATCTTATTGCTGGCACGCCCTCTTTGTCCTTCTTGACGAACATAGGCATTGACAATTTGACCTGTTTGATTCATAGCGTCAATAAATTGTTGTCCTGCATAAGGGTTATTGCTTTTGCCATAGCCTTTGCCTGTGCTAGTGGTATAGCGATGCTCGCCAACACCTGTATCAAGTCTGCGTGTTGGTATAACTACCTCACGCATTTTGCCTTGTGGTCTGCCTTTTGGATTTTTACGACCAGCAGTTTCATAGATCGCGCCTGACACGGAAGCATTGACAATGCGTGCTAAAGATCTAAAACCTGATCGATTAGGCTTTGATGGTGTTGTCTTGTAACCAATGCCACGCTTTGCCTCAGATGAAGACCAGACACGATTAGACCAAGAACCCTTTTGATTACTATCAGCCCAACCACTTAAAGGAGTTGTAGAAGGTATAAATCCACGAGCCTTAGCAGTAATCGGCTTTAGGATCGCAGCTAATTCTCTCTGAGTTTCTTTAGCAAGATCTGGAGTAAATTGCTTTAGAGCCTTACGGAGTTCAACGCCGCCCTTTACGCTTGCTGGCATCGCTGGACTCCTTTGCTTCATCTTTGAGACCTTGAACTAGAGCATCTAGCATGGTCTTATCTAATTCCAATAACTGCTGTGGCGCGATTCCCAACCTAATGCTTAGCCTAGCAATTAGATAGGTGAATGGAAGATCGCGCTTTAAGCTAAAGGGTCTGAGTCAAGCACCTCGACACTTTGTAGTGTCTCAATGAAATCCATACCAAAAGGCTTAACAGTTTCACCTGACCTGCGAGTGACTTCCCATGCCAACCAATAAACATCCGACTGCTTTTCCTCATCGCGAAAAGCCTTGTGAAAACCCTTTTTAGCGTATTGCTCGAACGCATACTCCACTGCTGGAGTGATCTCGCCTTCTAACACGCTTCCATCTGTACGAACGATCTTTAGTTTTGCCATGGTTTGCCCCTTTGTTTAGTTGTTTAGAATGGTGCGGATGATGATACTGAAACTGTTGAGTTAGCAGTAAATGTAATCGATTGTGAGCCAATATCAGATACAGCACCGTTAATGTCGGTGGTATTGTTCACCAACAGAGACACAGTGTATGTAGGATTGCTTGCGGATACTGCTGTTCCCTTTTCCTGAATGAAGATAGCTGTAACTGTTGTACCCCATGCAGCTTGCAAAGTTTGTAGAGTCTTACTTGATGCTGTGTCATTTAAGAAGTCGATTGTTACAGATGATGCTTCCAAGCCTTTAACGAACTTGTGTGCTGTGTCGCCCATTGCTGTAACTTCTAGCTCATCGAATGTGCGGTTGATTGTTACTGCTGTTACTAGGTCTGAAAGATCAACGGAGTTAATCTTCACACCGACTTTGTTATTTAGAAATACAGCCATGAGATTATTCCTCGTCCTTCTTAGTAGTTACTGGCTTTGATGATGTTGGTACAACCTGTCCGATCTTGATCAGAAAGGCTTCGTTCTCTTTTTCCCAATCGGACATGCTTAACTCCAACTCGTTAGGATTGATACGGACATCTCGCAGCTGAGTAGGTCACCCGAGGCAGCGTTGAGAATACTTGGTGCGCTGATTGCGCTTACATTATAGACCAGAGATGATGCTGCGAGCTTAGCGAACACGCCACAAACAGTATCTTCAATGCCGTTTAGGTTGCCTTCATTGTCGAATAAAGGCACAGTCATAATAATCTTAAAGTTAGCCATTGGGCTAATAGTGATGTGCTGGTTATTGCTAGGTGTCAAATAAGGATCGTCTGGAGACACGATCACGGAGTTAGCAAGAACTGTGGCAGGCGGAAAAGCAAAGACTTGATATTTAGTGTTATCTACTAGCGCGGTGGCTAAAGTAGTGCGGAGTGTTGTTATCGCTACTGGCGGCATTAGCCCACCATCGAGCGCGGATCTAGTGCGTGTGCGATCAATCCTCGCACCTTAGCGAGAAGCTGTGCGCTCATTCGGTAAGGGCTTGGCTGGAAATCGACTGCGTTACTGCCAGAAAGGGTGGCTGTACGCGCTTGCCAGATTTCAACAGATATCATTAAAGCTGCGTTCTGAATTGCTGTGTCGGTCGTGTAATCAACTGTTGCCACGACTGCAACTTGTCCAAAAGGTGTAACTGTATGTCGAGGCTGTGCTGTTGGGGAACCTGTCACCGCATAAGTGATAGATGTATCGCTCATACCAGTGATCGCTTTAGATCCGTTATGTGGTGCGCCATTATGACTAATAGTTACTGTTTGACCTACATAAAAAACATCTTTTATAGATTCATTAAAATATAGTGTGCCCTCTGTTGTTGTATTGCTGTGCGCAACATTAAATGTGTAGTTATTCCAAAGCATTGGAAGTAAGACTGCATCTGATGCATCGCATACTTCTTGAAGGACGGCATCAGTGTACAAAGTACCGACTCCGAGAGTGCTGCGGAGTTCTGAAACTGTTGTAAGTGCCATTTGCAATCCTTTCTAAAGACTCTAGGGGATCAGAGGGCTACTGACCCCCTAGAGCGACTTAGTGTGGCGAATTACGCCTTGTTATTCTTGAACGCGCCTGCTCCGACCTTAGTAGCGATTGCTCCAAAGCCGTAGTAGCCGATTGTTACCTGTCCTGCTGCTGTTGATTCAGCGCGTAGGCGGTATGTTGGTGACTCGTACCATGTGTAAGCATCTGGGTTCACGATAAGGATTGTTCCATCGCCATCGCCGCCATTTGTTGGGTCAACATAAAGGTTGAGACCTGCGACATTTCCTGTTAATGAGGTTGGTGTTGCCAAACCAGGTTGGTTCATTGGGTTGGTAACTGTGTTATAGATCGGACGACCTGTATCGTTTAGAGACATGATGTTAGACCATTGTCCTGTTGATACGACCATGTTGCGAGCAAATGGGTTAGGTAGTCCTGCTGTTGCTGCGTAAACTGATGCTGATCCGCGAGCTACAATTCCCAATAATTCTGTTGCTGTTGGGTATGTTGCTACTGTAGTTGCATCTAGTGATGCACCTGAAATCAACGCTGCGTTTACTGCTGCGTTTGTTGCCTTTGCGTAAGCTGCTGCCATGTTGCGTACTAACTCATCAAAAAATGCTGGAGATGTACGATCTAGAAGTTCAACAGAGAATGTCTGCTGTCCTGCATACTTCTTGACTGTTACTGACAAGAACGCTGAGTTCTGATCTGTGTCTGAGAACGCTGCGTTTTCTGCTGTCTCTGCAACTGTTGGCATTGCTGTGATCTTTGGGATCTCGAAAGTCATACCTGCATCTGGCAATACTCCGCGTGAGATTGCTTCGATTGAAGGACGGATTGTTGTACCTAGTGGGTTGATGATTTCAGATAGTTGGCGTTTTGGTACTAGACCAGCGTTATCTGTTGTGTCATCTGCTGCAAGTAGGTATTGACGAGCTGACTCATCACCTAGTGCTGCGCGGATTGTGTTTTCTGCATACTTGCCTGCTGTGATTTCGATGCGTGGCTTTGTAAAGTATGCTGCTGAAACAGTTGGGCGAGCAGCTTCGACCGCTGGTGCTTCAACTGGTGTTGCTTCGACTGCTGGAGTGGTTTCTTCCACGGTGGCTGTCTCGCTTTCTGTTGGTTGGGTGATTTCTTCTACAGCAGATTCTTCTGCTGCAATATCAGTAACCT